TGATGCCCTAGTAGCACTATCATTAGATTTGATGATAGTTTGTCCAATTAAACCTAATGGATTACCCTCTATTATCTCAGCAAGTACAATCTCACGTCGTATAAATTCCGATGCTGATGGTTTAATTACATATTGTTCAAGATCTAAAACCTTTGGATCTTCATTATAAAGGATATTAAAGAGTATTCTGAACGATTCTTCTGTACCTTTTGACTGATAAAGTGTTTTAGATGTTTTTATAAAGTTACTGGCATCAAGATTATTGACAAAATCTACCTTTTCTAGTCCAGGAGTAAGAGAATATCTAGTTTTATTATAAAATTCCTTTAAAAATAAAGAACTTAGGTTAATAACAGTTGATCCAGAATCATGACTATCTGCTGATGAATCAGTAAAAACTAATTCTTCAGGTTGATTTGGTGCATGATATGATGTAATTCCACTAAATCCACGAACACAACCAGTAAAACTGACAGGTGTTTTACTAGTATATGTAAAGACTTCATTATCAATACGAAAAAGACCGTACTCGTCTGGAAATCCCTTTGTAGATGCAACATTAACAGTTGATCCAGCAGTTGCAATTCCAACAGAAAGTGTCGTTTCGCCAGTTATAACTTCTGGACTTAAATTATCTAACTTTAAATATTGATCAAGATTATCCGTAAGATCAATATTACCACCTTGAAATTCCTGAGAAATATAATATTGCTTTAAAAAATCAACAGATTTTGGACTCTCAGAGACTAAAAACTCTGGAAGTTGATTTTCAATTATCTGCTGAACTTTGACTCTTGTGTCAATGCCTGTCGTTATCATCCTCTTATTAATTCTCCGTTTGCATAACTTGAAGTGACCTTAAATCCAATACCAGATATCTGTTCACCCGAAGTAATGGTATCTTTAACCATATTTATTGTACTATTCCCAACGTCAAAATTGAGATATAAGTCCGTGACACCAATTATGTCGTTAGACTCTGGAAATGCCTGTATTTCTACAATATTATTTGCTTTATCAGTCTGTGTAATGTTAACTGTTCTTATAATTAACTCACCTTTCTTATAATCAACCGTTCCAGCAGAAGCAACTATGACTCTATTGGCAGATAAAGTGGTATTTTTCTTAACTAGACTTAATACACCCATATTACTACCATCTAATTGACCATCACTACGCTTATTTGGTATATCAGTTAAATAAACCCAATCAGATTGTCCTTCAATTTTAAATGCAGTTGACTTAATATTTCTTCCTGCTGGATTAATATGGAATGAATTACCATAACATAACTCATATTGAGCATAAGAATTAGTAATTGCCTTTAAATTCCTTCTAATTATAACCTTAGTAATATTAGAGGTTATTGCAGTATCAATATTATCAATTACATTCAATACTTTACTATACTTAAATCGCCCACCAAACTTATTAATATCTCTTGAAGATCCATAAGTTGTTAATCCTTCTATAATATCAGTCTTTAAAGCATCAACAGTTGTGATTTTAGACTGATCATAGTATACAGAAGACTCTAATTCCACATATAGTAGTTTTAGGTCTAATATTTTCTGGTTTATACCAGCAAGAGAGTATTGCTTTAAGTCAGAAAGTATCTGTTGCTTATCAAAGTCAGAGACAAATTCACCATTTTTTGGTTTAATTGTCAATAAAACTGTTCCAAATTCTGGTGGATCTAACTCCTCACCACCTACAACAGAGACTGTTTCGGTATTTGGATATATTTGCTGTACTATTGCTTCATAATCCCTTGCTGTAACCGCCCTGTACTGCGCTGAATACAGTCTAGGAGCAAAGTACTTAACTGAATCAATAGACTCGATATCACCGCCATTAGACGCTTTATTAATAGTACTAATGATTGGAGTCGTTGTTGGTAAAATAACCTGATTAGATGCAGATGTTACTGTACCTGCCCATGCAAATGATGAAGGACCATTACCAGTTGTTCCATCAGTAACAATATATGATACAGTTACTACTGCATTATCTTCTAATTTTTTACCAAATATACCATCACCAAACAGCAATTCATACCTTTCATCAGTAATTTCCTGAATTAAGTATGTTTCGGATGTAGAATTGATGTTTAATATGTTATCAACCTTATTATATTCCTTTCCAAGCCCTGTATCTGCTGCACCTTTAATATAAACTTTAATAGTAGAAGTATCAATACCTGAATTTTCTAATATAAATCTCTGATCAATGGATCCATTAACAGTAAATGTCTTAGATAGATAGGTTCCTTGATAGACTTTTAATGGTGCTGAGACTGTTCCAAAGTTTGCTGTACCACTACTAACAGTGGTTGTAATACTTTCTGGTATTGAGAAGACATATTGAGTATCATCTGACGCTCCAACACACACTAAACCCGCATTTAGGGTCAATGTAGAGGATGAAGAATTAGTATTGACAGGGACTGTTATAGATGCTTGTGCTGCTGTTTTAGATTTAGGTACATATCCTATGTTTCTTGCCAATGAAACAACGTTTTCACGTACTGATGCTGAGTCTAAAAACGACTCATTCACCACCATATTGGAGTTAAAGGCAGTAATATACGTATTATATGCTAATGTATCAATTAAAACCGAGAAATTAGACCCTTCATAGTCAAAATCTGTAAAATCAGAGTTTGCACGGACATAATCCTTGATAGAAGTCTTAATTTGGTCGTAATCTAGGTTGGAAAATTTAGTAAATGGCATATTCTTACCTTGTTGCTTCTAGCATAAACGTGAAATCCTGTACTGCTATGTCTTGTCCTATTATATTAAAGGATATAGTTACTTCAAATTCATTATCATCTGGTCTAGGGAAGACCTCACACCTAATATTAGCAATTCTAGGTTCAAAGTTTTGTAGTGTGATGACAATTTGGTCTTGAATAACTGATGCAGTACCAAAATCAACAAACTCAAATAGACTATCACGTACATCTGACCCTAAAACAGGATTAAAAAACCTCTCCGTAGGAATTGTTTGTATTAGATTCCTTACAGATCTTGTAATTGCATTCTCATTTTTAAGAACTGTTAGATCTTTGGTGACAGGATGTGCATCAAAGGACAAACTTATGTCTTTAAATGATCTGGATACCCGTTTGACGGCCATATGAATAGAGTTTTCTTGTTTTATTTATGTGATATTTTCAGAATTAAGATCATCATGTACTATTTCTTGGATTACACGCTTCTTTTCTTCTAATTTAACGTATGGATCCACAAAATCTTCGTCTTTTTCCACTAGAGAAGCATCAAAGTTCGTCCATTTAGTACGTAATTCCTCTTTATTCATCATTTTTACCTAATAATTAGTATTTATCATTAAAAAAGACCCCGTATGGAGTCTCTTTATATTATTTACCTTGTCCTCGGTATTTTTTACGAGCCGAGTTACGGGAGGTAGATGCATGTTTCGAGTGTTTACCGTTACCTTGACGAGTTTTCTTCGGGGTTGCCTCTATAAAAGTCGAAGATCCCCATGAACCTGTCTTTGTTCTTACTGCCATTTAGTTGTCCTTAATAATAGTTTCAGTGTGTATATTGTCTGGATGTGGAGTACCTGTCAGATAAAACTCTTGGGACAAGTCCTCCATAAGATCCATGTATTCTTCCTCTGTGAGTTCTGAATACACTTTACCGTCTACCGTGACGTTATATAACTCTTGTCTTTTCATGTCCGACACGTATGCGAGGATCACACCATATTTCGAAACCTGCCTCCTTTGCATCTAGGCAGAATGAGACATCTTCGCCACACATGTCTTGTACCGCACCACTTTCGAATACTTGCATCTTCGGAGCAAACCAAGGATACTTCATTTCTGGATGTTCCCATACACCATGTTTAATAGTTAACCAACCAAAACCAGCATAATCAACTGTAAATGGTTTACGTCTCTTACTGATACTTTCAATGGTTTCGTGATTCATAACACCACCATTACCTTTGAAATCATCTTCATCTAACCAGTGTGCAACTGATGTAGTCTTTCCGTCTTCTGTACAATACCATCCACAGCAAATATCTTTATCCATTAGTATTACTTGCCAGAACTTCTCGGCAGTAAATACAATATCACTATCAATCCATAACTGATAATCATATTTTAATTTACCATCCCAAGGTATTTGATCTGGACCACGTAATACATTTGCTCCAAGACACTTACATCTTGCGAAGTTCACCATAGATGAATAGTCTTGCGAGATCTGAATACTTGCTCCGTTATGCACCAAGTCAAAACAAAGTTGTACGAAATTCTTTAAAAAGGTATATGAGACTCCCCTGCCAGGTAAACAGAATACAATAGTCTTACCTTTTACCATTTCTTTCGCTTTTGCATAATCCCATTCTGGTTCTTTCTTACTAGTCTTGGGAGTATTGGCTTTAACAGTAAATCCTTTTGCCATAATAATTTGTAATTACATTTCAATTATATCAGTTTATATAGCAATTGTCAATAAATTAATAACTACTCTCTTCGTATTGTTTATTAGGGATATCCGTAATCTCTGAATATGTTAACTCTTCCTTATAATATGAATGAAACAACCTTCCCCATATAACCTTAAACTCCCTTTCGTCCAAATCTTTGAATAATACTTCGTCTTTTAGATATACGTGATAAGTCTTAGGCATCTGCTTCTGTAATAATAACTTCTCCCCCATCTGTATGGAACTTGATTTCTGTTCCTTCATACCAATTCTGATCATTCATTATCCACTCAGGTATTATAGCATAATATTCACCATTTACATCAACTTCTATGGTGGTAAAAATTTCTTCGGGATTTTTTTTCATACCAAGGAATCGTAAAGGGGTTTTCTTGGATTATATAGTTCCTGGAATTTTTTTAGAATGAATGGAATTTATAGCTGCCTTCCGTAACACTTTGTAGGTTAGGGTCTCTTCGGTTTTTTAAAAAAGGGGGGGCGACCCCCACGCACTGCAAAATCACGAACGAATGGGAGAGTGCCTAAGCACCCACCCCCATTCTGAAATTAGCATAACTAAAAACCTCACGGTCAACCAATTTCCATGATCCATGCTCACTGTGCAGCACGTACCCTTCAGAATCAATACGCTTTGATTCAATATACGCTGCAGGTCCGCCTATGTGGTAGGATAGGAAAAGCGCATCATCCTTAATGCCTTTCACGAATAACCACAGTCTGACCAGTGCGGGGTCTTCCCACTCTTCAGGGTCTACCGTGTAACCGTTACGAATTTCTCCATTCAATTCTTTCTTATACCATGCAGCACGTTTGGCATCAGGGAATTCTACAGACGCTGCCATCCTACGTGCCTCCGTGATGCTGTCCTTCAGTCCCTCATAATTTCCATGTGCTTTAGGAAAGATCCATTTCACGAAAGACGACCCATCAGGATTTGAAAAATCAGGGAACGGATTCAACTTGCATAGGGGATAAGCAACCGCCTCCCTCAAGTCCTCTCTAGCAACGTACTCTGTATGAGGTGCAACTATGATTTCTTCAGCAACAGGTTGGGAGAAACTATAGGTGATGGTGTTGGGTGTATAATCCATTTCACCCCCGAACCCGATAAAGTCCCCTTGGAAAATTCGGTCTGTATGCGGTAGGTTGCATAGGCACGAACCCAGAATTATCTCAAGGGGTGTGCCTCCGTAATGCTTGCTTATGTCCTCAGTCGTTTCACATATCATGATTTTCTTCTTATTGAAAACTGATTTCGTGCCTACAAAGAAATTGCCTGTAGCGGGGTTAGTGCCCCATACTATAGCAGGTGCCCCATCATATTTCACGGACAGAACGAAGGCATTTAAAAAAGCATCCAAAACGGCAAGGGTGCCATCAAGGATGCTGTCTTCAGGGTGCTCAATGTGAATGTTTTTTGTCATCAAAATCAGGAAAAATGTTTGTTGTGTGGAAGGTGGGTCACAGCACGTGCGAAGTCTGTTGAGACGTTACCCTGTAGTATCCCTTCCACTCTTTTAATATACCATAGAAAAACCCCCTTTCGGGGGCTCTGGGTGACAGTTTAGAAACCTGCACATAGACCGTCAAAGTACTCTTGAGGTTGCTCCTTTGCAAGTACACCGTCTAACCATTTGTTGATATGACGGGAAGTTGTGACGGACCATTTGGTTGAAGTCCTGTAATAACCGTTATCACTTAAACATGCTACGGGTGTTTTATATGAGAATAAAACTGAGGTACCGTCTGCAAGGTCCAACTGGGTCATGTTGGAAGCGATTTGGCGAAGTTGCATTGATGCTCCTTTTGTGATTACTTTAGTATTATGGCAGAAAAAAGCACCCTGTAGTAGGGTGCATGTGTCAGTTTCTCAACTGGTTTCCTGTTGTGCTTGTATGCCCGCAACGTGGTATACAATTCTCTCTTCCATCAGAGTGAGGTCTTTAAACGATTTCATCATATCTTCAAAAATCTCTTCAGTCCGATTTTCAAGGTTGATCTCATTTGCTAGGGTGCTCATTAGGTCTTTGTTGATTGGACTCCTTAAGTATGCCATAAAAAAACCCCCTGTAGTGAGGGGGTTGTGCCAGTTTAGAGACTGATTGTTTTAACCCTTTTGACCATTTCGGTGTGGTAGGGTTTCACTGTCTCAAATCCTTTAACGAAATCGTTTATCAATTCTTGAATTTCAAAATTGTGGATTGCCCACCTTGTTTGAATATCCTTGATATAACGATCCGCAGTAATGAGGCGGGCAGTTGACGGACGTTTCAAAGTGGTTTTCTTTGCTACGACCTTGCCACCTTTAAAGGTTGTGACTGTGACCTTACTAACAGGTTTTTTGACTGCCTTTGCTTTAGGGGCATCCAAGACCGCTTGGACTTCCTTAATCACTTTGTTAGTTTTGGCAGTTTGTGAAGTCTTACGGGTTCTACGCTTCTTTGGGGCAATTGCCTTTGGAGTTGCAGGAGTGTTTGACTTAACGGTCATAAATTCGCTTGGTTGCGTTTACTCCTATAGCATACCAAATAAAAAACCCCTATTACGGGGTTTGTTACATACGTTAATAAAAAAGTCCAGTTTG